TGCTGCGACGCCTGGCCCTGCTGGTACTGCGCATCCCGGACGGCCTGGTGGGCGCGTTGCTGCGCGTACGACGCGTCCGACACGGCCTGCTGGGAGCGCACCACGGCGCGCTGGGCCTGCTCGACGCCGTAGGAGGCGTCCTTCACCTGCTGCTGCGCCGACACCAACTGCTGCTGCGCCGACACAACCCCCTTCGATCCCTCCACTCCGCGGGCGTCCGCGGCGGCGACGTCCTGCTTCAGGTTGGCGCCGTTCGAGATTGCCGCGTTCAGCGCGTTCTGCGCCGACAGGAGATCGATCGCGGCCTTGACCTTGTCCTCGTTCTCCGACGTCACCGAGCTGCCCGCGATCGACCTCGCGTTGGATGCGTTGACACCGAGGTTCAGGCCGGAGGTCTGCGCGTCGAACAATCTGACGCGGGCCGACGCTTCCGAGGTGAACTGGTCGTCCAGCTGCTGGTGCAGTGCCTTCAGGTCGCGGATAGCCTGCTGGCGGGCTTCGTTGAGGGAAACCTGCGCGTCCCGCTCCTGCCGCTGAGCGTCCGTGACGGCGCGCTGAGCGGTCACCAGGCCCCGCTGAGCGTCCGCGACACCCTGCTGCGCCTCAGCGAGCCCACGGGCCGCAGTGGCTTCACCGTGCTGAGCGTCCGCGACCGAACGGGAGGCCTGCTCCACTCCGTGCGCAGCCTGCGACACGGACTGGCGGGCCTGGACCACCTGAGCGTCAGCCTGAGAGAACGCGGTCGTGATCGCCGCGCCGGCGTTCGCGGTCGACAACTGAGCGCGGCCCATCGCACGGGTCAGCTGGTCGACCGTCGCAGCAGAGTCACCCGACGCCAGCGCCATCGCCCGCAGTGCCTCGACACCGTCGTACACGTTCATGCCGAACGACTCGGCGAAGTTCGACGCCGCGGCCATGCCGGCGGCAGAACGGGTCAGGGTGCTGGCGTTGTTCTGGAGCGCCACATTCTGCTGATCCGCGGCAGCCTTGCTGTCCTTGAACTTCCCCGACAGGGCCGCCAGGATATCGATCAGCTGCTTCGCCTGGAAACCCGTTGCGTTCAGCTTGTCCGCGGAGACGCGCGTGTCGCCGGACTCCGAAGATTCGATCTCGTGGTTCGCGTCGACAACGCCCTGCAGCTGCTTGATCAAGCTCTCGTAGGCGTTGCCCTGTCCAGTGATCGCGGGGACCAAGGCACTCTGGCTGATCCCGAACTGCTTCGCCGCCTCCGCGGCCTTCTTGAATCCGTCGTCGGCCTGCACTGCGTTGACCACCGACGAGTTGATCGCACCGTTCGATGCCTGCAGCGCGGACGTGACGCCACCCATCGCTCCGGCAAGGTCCTGCGCCGAATCAGTCGAGCTGCCCATTACCCCCGACAGCAACCCGAACCCGACCGTGACCACAGCGAGCGCGATCCCGACCGGGCCGGCGAGCGACTCCGCCATCGCCGCGGTACCCACCGCGGTCGAAGCGGCTCGGGCACCCAGCCCCTGCACCGCGATTCCTGCAGCCGCGGCGCGCGTCGCACCAGCCTCCATCGAGGCGCCCATGCTCAACACGCCGCCCGCAAGGGCATTCACTCCGGCCGTCACCGCGCCGGCGAGTTTGAACGCTGCCCACGTCGCCAACGCAGCCACGCCGACCGTGCCGAGGATCGGCGACAGCGGCTCGAGGACGTTCGCGACCACGGTGACGATCTGTGCCGCGGCGGTGAGCCCAGCGGTGAGGATCGGCAGCGCCCCGCCGGCGAGCCCCGCAGCGACTTGCGCGACGCTGGAGATTGCCGCGGTGATGTCCTGTCCGCTCGCGGCCCACACCGTTGCGAGGTCGTTGACCAGGGTGACCGCGAGTCCCAGGACGGTTCCGGTGATCTGCCCGAACGACTGGATCGTCGCGCCGTAGGCCGACGAGTTCTGGCCGATGCTCGCCACGGACGTCCCGAACGCTGTTCCGAGGTCCGACGCGGCATGCTGCACGCCCTCGAAGATCGGGAGGCTGTTCAGCATCGCCGAAGTGACGCCGGGCATCGCATTGGTCGCGAACTGCGTCACGCCGTTCGTCAGGGCCTGAAGGTCCGGGCCGGCCGCGGAGAACGCACGCCGCATCTGCGGTTCCAGCGCATCGAACGTGTGGCCGATCTGGTTTCCGGCGCCGACGATCTGCGGAACCAACTGGCTCGTAGCGGCCTGGGTTTCGGAGACGACGTTCGACCACAGCGTCTTGTAGGTCTGCTGGACCTGCTCGTTCGACTTCTGCGCCAGGACCGTGATGCCGATCAGGCCGGCGCCGATCCCGCCGAGGATCGCCGCCCCCGCGATCGGAGACACCGCGGCGATTCCCGCGGTCATCAACGCGAACCGGTTGGTGAACGAGTCGAGGGCCTTTTGTGACTCGTCGGTCTTGACGTTGACCGTTGCGGTGGCGGTTTTACCGTCGAGCTTGTCGAGCTTCGCGACCATCCGGTCGATCGACTCCGCGGCGGACAGGAACGTCTTCGACGCCCTGTCCAGAGCGATGACGTTGAACGAAAGGTCGCTCACCAGTCACCCCCTTTCCGCTTCGAGAATCTTCTCGGCGAGGTCCACGTAGACGTCGAAGTCAGCCAGCGAAAGCTCGAGGATCTGTTCCGGATGCCAGGACCACCGCATGGTCAAGGTCATGCGGTTTTCGAGGTACCGACCTTCCGGGTCTTCCCAGCGGGAGTAGGGTCCTCGCCCTGGTCCACCTCCGACTTGTCGCCGGTTTCGGTGAAGGTGATGCCCCGGCCGGCGCACTGGCTGCAGGTCTCGATGTTCGAGGCGAGCCAGTCGAAGGACATGACGTCCTTCTCCAGCAGGTCTTCGTACCGTTCCGCCTTGCCGGAGGCCCTGCGGTGGAGGAACGCGACCGCGATGATGGTCTCGGGGTCGCGTCGGTCCAGGTAGGACACCACCGTCGCGGTGGTGGCCCCGCACTTCTCCTTGAGGAAGATCGCGTCCTTGACCTTCAGTGAGGTCATGAAGTCGTACTCTTCGCCGTCGAACTTGAACCTCAACGTGGCTGCCACTGTCATCCCCTACTGCTCGATTTGCTTCTTCACGATTTCCATCTGCGTGCCGATATACCGGCGGAAGGTGTGCGACTTCTGCGAGATGGTTTTGCTGAAATACCCCGCCGGGGTCCACCTCTGTGCCACCCAGTTGTCGCGGTCGCCGAACACCGGGTGGCGCGTGCCCTTCTCGGAGTTCATGTGCCGCGGCAGGGTGCGCTGATCCGGAGGCAACTGAGCCGACCTAACCACGAACCTGACGCCGCGCTGGGTTGCTTCCAGCTTGGTCGCCGCAGCCACACTTCGCCGAAGCCCTCCGGAACGACGCAGCGCGTTCGCCGCGGCCCGTTCACTCCGTGCACGCGACGCCGCGTACTTCCGCCGCCGGAGAGCGCCACCACCGTGTGATGCCGAGGAGTGCAGCCCCTGCGCTGCGTTCCTCACGTCCTCCACGATCGGAGCACCGGCATCCTTGATCGCCTTGTTCAACTGCTTCCGAAGACCACCATGGCCCTTCTCCTTGAGCCGCTTGGAGAGGTCGCGGAACTGCTGGACCTGTTGCACGTTCGTCGCGATGCGCAGCAGGTCCGGCATCAGATGTTCGTGCTCTCCGTGGACACGATCTTGATCTGGATGGGCGGGTTGGTCTCGTCCCACTCCGCTTCCCACTCCGTCGACATCTGCACGATGTCCGGACCACTCACCGACGGCGGGGCCTTCTTCAGGATGCACGACGGGAGGATCACCGAGAACAGGAAGTTGCTGCCGCCGATCGCCGCACCCGTGAGGTCGAACTGGATCGGGGTGGGGGTGCCGGCCACGTACAGGTCGTACAGCTCCGACTTGGAGAACTCCGAGTCCAGCTTGACCGTGATGGTCTGCATCCCGTTCTGCAACTGCTCCTTCTTCTGACCGGCGTTGCCCAGCCCGTACCGGTCGGTCGCGAGGGAGTTGTCACCCGAGATCGTGATGGACTTCGCCACAGTGGACAGCGCGACACCGGAGGTGATGGTGGTTTCACCGGCGGCCGTGGCCGCGGTGCCGCCGAGCTTGATGGTGGCCTGGTTGAACGAGTACACCGCCGAGCCGGTGAGGAAGCTCGCCGTCGCCAGGGCAGTGGCGGTGAGCTCCTGCTGGCCGTCGACCGACAGCTTCAGCGTCGCGAGACCGCCGTCCTTGAGGGAAATCTCCCACTTGGAGACCTTGCAGCCCTCGTAGGTGAACGGCCTGACGGTGTACGGCGACACCGGCTCCGGGCGGCCAACCTGCATCGTCAGCCCGAGCCCCGCCATTCCGGCCGGGGTGTGGATCTGCTTGTACGCCGACCCCGAAACCAGAGTGGTGGTGGTGATGCTGGAGCCGAGCATCTGCTTCACCAGCAGACCCGCGCCGAGGGTGGGGATCTCGATCTCGATGTCGCCGGAGACGCTGAGCCTGCTCTGCTTGGTACGGGCGGTCCGCTTGAACGTCGTCCCGACCCGCAGGCCAACGGAGTCGGTGTAGGTGATGTCCTGGTTGAGGGACTCGCTCAGGAACTCGTAGCCGCGGGTCACCGTGACCGGCGTGCCCCACGTGGACTCCTGAGCCACCATCAGTTGGGCGTCAAGCCCGGAACCGGTCGCCATGTCAGCTCTCCTTCACGGCCGGGGCCTTCGCGGCCGGCTTCTCTTCCGCCTTGGGCTTGACGCCCTTGGCGAGCTCCCAGGTGGCTTTCGGCCACGCCTTCCGTTCCCCGCTCGGGGACTCGACGATGTAGGCGTCGGCGATCTCTTCGACGAGCTCGCCGGGGTCCTCGATCTCCTTGCCGTGCTCGACGTCCATGGCGCCGGGCGCACCGCCGGGCCTGAACAGGGAGACCAACGAGTGGTCCTCCCGCAGGAGGAATTTGGTGGGCATGGCACTCCTTCTAGATGCGGGTGTTCACGGAGACGGCGAACACGGTCCGGAACCAGTAGCCCGAATCACCTGCGGGTTCCTGATAGGCGGCAGTGGGTTTGAACGCGGCGACGATGAACTGCCGCACCCCGTTCACCCCGAGACCAAGATCGGGGGTAGCGCGGAGCTTCGTCTCGATATCGGTGTGTATCAGCAGGGTCCGGTCCCGGGCTGGTTTCCACCGATCCGCGTCGCCGTAGTGCACGATCACCGAACCGGGGATCTCCACCGTCTCGTCGCGACGGTTCGCGCCGATCGACCCCGCCCACTGCTGCTGCATCAACGCAGCCTCGTAGTCGCCTTCCGGGTCGCCGTCCCAACCGAGGAACACCGCGTTCTCCGGATATCCCTCGCCAGCCGGCGGGCCGTCCTGGACGGTGTAGTCCAGGCCAGGGGAACCGCCGACATGAACGACCGCGGAGTCGGTGGTGGTGTTGCTGGTTCCGGCGAGGGTGAGGTAGAGGGCGTCTGCGATCGCGAAGTAGTCGGTGTTCGCCATCACGCGATCCCAGGGAGGCCGGAGCCGAGAAGTTCGATCGCGCGGTTGGGGATCGCGAACCCGGCCTGCTGGTAGCCCATCGAGTCGTCCAGCGCGCCACCGCGCCCTGGGGCGCCTCGTTCGGGCCTCTGGGTCTTCCACAGGTGCTGCACGATGATCCGCGCCGCCAGGCAGTACTCCTCGGGGATGACGGACATCCCAGCGAGGTAGGTGACGGCGACTTCACCGTAGGGCGCGGTCTTCAGCGGCGAGGTGACCACACCGGCGGGTGAGACGTGGAGGTCGGCGACGTTCCACGTGTAGGTGCCGTCGACGAGTGCCACAGAGGTGAGAGACACGACGGGAGTCCAGTTCAGGACCAGGCCACCACGGACGCAGTGCTCTTCCGTGCGCGCCCGGCGAACCACGGCCTGCCCGAGGTGGCGTTCGATCACGCCGGTGGCGGCTTCGACGTAGGTGCGGAGCTCTTCGTCGTTGACCGTGGTCGTGGTGTTCAGCTGGGCCTTCGCGTCAGCCAAGCTGATGATGTACGGCAAGTCCGCCGGTCGGACGTCGAACACTTCGCCGTAGGCGCCCGGGTTCGCTCCGGTCCCCACCCAACGCGCGGAGTGCCGGCCGGCCTGGATGGTCTGGTAGTCGTACAGGTACTGCCCGGTCGAGCCCGGCGCGATCGTCCCCGCGGGGAACGTGGTCCCGTCGGGCAGCGTGACCGTGAGGGTCATCGTCCCGGCATTGACGGCGCCACCGGACGGGGAGGTGTGCGAGTAGGAGCAGCGGTAGAGGTCGCCGACGTCGATGGCCATCAGAGATCCACCACCGTGACGGTTCCGTAGATCGCAGTCTTCCGCAGCCCGCCGGAGAGGACGTCAACGCGCCACCACGTCATGGTGGTGAGTACTGAGGCCGCGGGAATCGACACCGTGCACTTCCCGTTCGCCGCATCGGTGATCGTGACTCCGGTGGTGGCGGTGGAGCCCTTCCACACCGCGCCGTCCCCGTCCGCCGTGGACTTGGACGGCTTGAGGTACGCCTCGATGGTCTTGCCGGTGATGTCGAGGATCGTGCCGTCAGTGGGGACGTTGGTGGTGATCGTGACCTTGACGTTCTCGTCGTTGTTCTCGTTCAGGGAGATCGCCTGGTTGGTAGCCATGTCACCTCCCGCAGTTCGTTGCCGAGCCCGTGTAGGCGTCGACCGAGAAGGACCCCGCGTAGGCGTCCACAGTTCGAGTTGCCGAGTAGGCGTCGACCGTCGCGACACCGGAGTAGGCGTCGACAGAGACGGTGGTGGTGAAGTCCTGACACACGAACCCCGGCGAAGCAGGGGCCGCACCCACGAGAGGCACTGGCAGGAACTCGCCGCGGCGGGTGAACACCAACCGTCGCGGTGCCTGCCTGCTGAGTTTCGGCGGCACCGGCCCGACACCGGCGACTGCCGGGCGGGGCGGAACGATCAGGAACTCGCCGCGGCGGATCAGCAGCGACCGCGTCGAGCTCCTGCGGGGCTGCCTGGGCACCACAACCGGCACGACCGGGGCCTGCGCCGGCGTGGGGGTAGCGAACTCGCCCCGCCGTGCCGGCAGGGACGGACGCCGGGACTGTCGGAGCATCGATGGTGGAAGCGGGCCAGGTCCGGCCGGCTGCTGCACCACGAACGGCACCGGCAGGAATTCGCCCCGCCGGACCGGGACCCGCGGCCGCACCGTCTGCCGCTGCAAAGTCGGAACGATCGGAGCCGGTCCGGTCTGAACTACCAGCGGCGGCACCATGAAGTACCGGCCTCGGCGTAGCCGCGCTGCCATCCGCGGCCGCGCAGCGGGCTGGTCCGTGAACGGCGCCGGCACAACCGGCTGACTTGGTACCGGCTGGAACTCGCCTCGCCGGGCGACAGGGTTCCAGCGGGGCCGCCACCCCGCTTGGTCCCGGAACCCCGGCAGAGAAGGCGGCAGGGCTGCAGCCTGCCCGACCCAGGGTGGGTCGAACCGGCGCCGGCGGATCGCTGTGGTCAGGTTCCGCCAACGACGGTTCATGATCTACTCCCAGGCTAGAAGCAGGTCACTCTTCCCACTCGACGGAGAGGGTGTAGGCGTGCGACGCGGGGAGCGCGTTGTCCCGGTTCACGAACACCAGCGGGTTCGCGGTGCCCACGTCGGACACGAACTCCTCCAGGAGCTCCCAGGGGAGGTCCACGCCGGACTGGGAGTTGAACGACACCCGGTACTGGTCCGCCGACGCGAGGGTCGGGGCCGCCGACCACACCGTGTCCATGCCGGTGATGCCCGACGATGCGGAACGCGGGTCGAGCTTCTGCCCGGCCACGGTGGTGGTCGCGGTGCCGCGGGCGGTGCCGCGGTTGATCGCGACGGTCAGCTGCTGCGACGTCGGGGTGGTGGCGCCGGCGACGACACCGATGGTGACTCGCCGGAGTTTGCAGGCGATGGCCGCGGCCGGGACAACCGCGGCGAAAGCGGTGTCCACGGCCAGCGCCGTCGAGCTCTTCACGAACGCCGAGTAACGCGCCATGGGTCAACCTCTCTCAATGGAAACTTCCGTACTGGGACATCTGGAACACCGGGACAGCAGGTGTGCCGCCGGCAGATGGGGCCTTGATCTCGACCATGACGATCGAGCAGTCAGACGCGGTAGAGCCTGCGGCCATGGTGGTTCCGGCACTGGAAACCCCGTCCGCGGTGGTGCGCTTCAGCAAACCGCCGGACACGCCGCCGAACGCCGATTCCGCGTCATGCCAAGTGCATCCTGTTCCTGCGGTGTCGGTGGTGGCGCCGAGGTTGTCGCCGAACGCCGCGAACCCCCACGACCCGGTCTGGGTCATGGTCAACGTGATCGTGTTCGACTGTGCGACGTTGTGCGCACCCGTGAACGACAGCTCCGTTCCCGTGATCACCAGCACCCGCAGCGAATGGGCCGTGAAGCTGCCCGTCTTCGTGCTGGTCACCGTCATCGCGCTCGGAGACGAACCCGAGTACCCGATCCACGAGGACAGCGAGTTCCGGGCGGACACGCCCACGGTGTTCTGCTGCGTGAGCGTCAGGCCACCGCTGTTGGTGACCACGAACGTGTTCGACTCGTCAGCCTCGGTGAAGACGAGGATGCAGGCGTTCGCCGGCGGCGTGAAGCTCGCCGTCGTCGCCGGGTTGGTGGTGCCCTTCACCCACGCGGGGGAAGAGGCGTCGATCGCGAAGGCCACACGGACCTCCTACTCGGGGCTGACGCCCGGGACCATCTGGCCGATGTTGTCGAACACGAAGAACCCGTTCGCGTTCAGCTCCGCCAGGGAGATCGCACCGGACGTGCCGGAGATCGAGTACGCGTAGCGGTTGCCGCCGTGGTCGTCGAGCAGCAGCCACGTCCACGGGTTGTCTGGGTCCCGCGTCCACGACAGCGCCCCACCCGCATCCGGGTCGTCGACGAGCGTGTGGGGTGCGGTGTTGTCGTAGTACAGGCTCGTCGAGACGGGACGGTCTTCGTTGTCGGTCCACGTCTGGATCTGCGGTGACAAGGGCGGCCATTGGCCGTGGCCCTTCGCTGGCATCGACTTTCCCCCTACAAGGCTTTCGCGATCACGGGCCACACTTCGGCGACCAGTGCACGGATGGTGTCGTCGTCGACGGTGGGATCCACCGACAGATCAGTCCCGATCGCCCACGCGAACTGCGCGGCACACGCCTCCGGGTCGGCGATGCACTTCTGCGCGAACAGGTACTCGTCCTTGCGGTCCTGCGCGTTCGCTGAACGGATCTCTTTTGCCAACGCGACGCAGTGCTGATCCATCGCCGCCGTCACCCGCGCCAGAAACCCCGCATCCACCGACAGTGCAGCAGCGGAAGCGAGGTCGCTCGACGCCACCGGAGACATCGACGCCACCACCGACGACGGCCCCAACGCGGCGTCGTAGATCCGGAGGTCGTCGTACGACCCCGACCCGGAGAAGTCCCCGAACAGCTTCGGAGCATCCGAGGTGCGCAGCGGCCCGATCAGGGACTGCTGGTCCGCCAACACCCCGTCGATGTACAGGTTCACCGTGCCGCCGCCGTACACCCCGGCCACGTGGTGCCAGTTCGTGGTGTCCGGCCACGCCGCGGTCGCATCGGTGAAGTCGTCCACCGTGTTCCGAGCCCGGATCACCGGAACACCGGAGAGGAACCGGATCCCCCACACCCCACCACCCGAACCCGAGTTGGCGGTCGGGTCGTACCACTGCACCAACCAGCCGTCCGGGATGGACCCCTTCACCCACATGCAGACCGTGCGGTCATCCGACTGCCCGACGTCCGGCAACACCACCGCGGTGGTCGTCGCCGGCCGAACCCCCCCGTTGGTCTTCCCCGTGATCCTCGTGAGGTTCGCGGTGAGGGTGAAGTGGTTTTCGTTCCCGGACATGTCGAGAACGGTGGCCCCGGACTCGTCGAACGAATACGCCGCGATCTGCATGATTCCCCCGAATCGCCGATCAGTCCTTGGCCTGCTGGAGCTTCGCCTTCTCCTCGTGGAGGCGGTCGAGGCCCCAGCGCTTGTCGACCTTCACGCCTGCCTCTTCGAGCTCGTCTCGCAACATCGCCGACTCGTCCGGCGTCGTCGAGCGTTTCTCTCCCGGCGCTGCGGTGGCCTGCTCCACCTTGCCGGCGGCGCGGGCGCGCGTGTCCTTCTCCGTCGCGAGGTGAACACCCACGTCCTCGAAGTGGTCCGCGGTGCCCTTGGTGTACGCGGGGTCGTCGGTCGACACCAGCGCCCCAGCTGCGATCACCCGCAGCATCCCGTCGATCTCGGTGGCGAACGGTTCCTTGCAGCGCTTGATCTCAGCCATGCCAGTTCTCCTAGTGGGTCGCCGGGCGCCGGCGCGCGCCGGTCAGGTAGCACGTCGCTCCGAACGTCCCGCCGGAGGTAGCGCCCGACGTGGTCGCGACGATGCGGATGTACCGCTGCGGTCCGACGTAGCCGATCTCGAACACCTTGTCATCGTCGGTGCTCGCGATCGTCGGGAGAGTTCCCTGGACGTAGCTCGAGTCAACTGCCGTCCACGTCGAGTTGTCCGGCGAGTCCTGCAGGGTCACCGCGACCGAGCCGTCGGTCATGGTTCCGGTGTGGACGATGAACATCGCCGCCCGGAACGCGTTGTTCTGGTACATCCGGTCGACGGTCATGCCGATGCCGGCGGCGTTAGCGGAGGTGGAGTAGACCGCCAGAGC